AGAACAAATGGAGAAATTAATACACGATCAGCTTGAAGAAAGTAGAGCTATCACTATTATGCGTCATGTATTCTTTGAGATGGCGTTAATGGGTACAGGAATATTAAAAGGTCCATTTACAGATACAAAAGATTATAATTTATTTTCTACAGCAGAAGATGAAGATGGTAACGTAACAAGAGTACAGGCTACTAAAACAAAAGCTATACCATCAATAGAAGCTGTATCATGTTGGGATTTTTATCCAGATCCAAATGCTACAACTATACATGACTGTGATTATGTAATTCAAAGACATTCATATAATAAATCACAATTTCAAGACCTAGCAGATAAACCTATGTTTGATAGTAAAGCTGTTATGGAATGTTTAGAAATGGGTCCTAATTATCAGACAAGAGGATTTGAATCTTCTTTGTATGATAGAGAAAATATACAAACAATTTATAAAAATAGATTTGAAGTTTTAGAATATTGGGGTATAATAGATAGAGAACTTGCAGATGAATGTGGTCTATCTTATACTGCTGATTCAGACGTTATACATGTTAATGTTTGGGTATGTGGTAACAAAGTTTTAAGAATGGTTGAGAATCCATTTACACCAGTTAGAATACCTTATTTAGTTTGTCCTTACGAATTAAATCCTTATCAATTCTTTGGTATTGGTATTCCAGAAAATATGGAAGATTCTCAAATGGTTATGAATGGTCATGCAAGAATGGCTATTGATAACTTAGCACTAGCAGGTAATTTAGTATTTGATGTAGATGAAACTATGCTAGTACCAGGCCAAGATATGAAAGTATTTCCTGGTAAAATATTTAGAAGACAAAGTGGTCAAACAGGACAAGCAGTACATGGAGTTAAGTTTCCTAATACTGCATACGAGAATTTACAAATGTTTGATAAGTTTAGACAGTTAGCTGATGAGGCAACTGGTATACCTTCATACTCACATGGAGCAACAGGTGTACAATCTACAACTAGAACAGCATCAGGCATGTCAATGCTTATGGGTGCTGCAGCATTAAGCATTAAAACAGTAGTTAAGAATATTGATGACTATTTATTAAAGCCCCTAGGACAATCATTATTTCATTGGAATATGCAGTTTAATGATGATGCTCCACATATAATAGGTGATCTAGAGATTAAAGCACAAGGCACTTCTTCTTTGATGCAGAAAGAAGTAAGATCTCAAAGACTAATGACATTCATGCAAACAGCAGCTAATCCTGCACTTGCACCTTTTGTTAGATGGCATACTTGTTTAACAGAGATTGCTAAGTCTTTAGATATTGATCCAGATCAATTAATTAATGATCCAGAGAAAGCTGCGATCTATGCACAAATAATGGGAATGGCAAATGGAAATCAAAACAATACAGCCCCTGCTGGAGGACAAAGTCAAATGGGGCCAACTCAAGACGTACCTACAGGAGCTTCGCCTACAGATCCATCAGGAGCTGGAGGTGGCAACATCGGAACAGGCAATGTACCGATGCCAGGGGAAGCTGGCTTTAGTGCGGCAAATACTCAACCTAGAACAGGCGAACAAACAGAGCAAAACTAATTATGACAATTAAAACATTTGATCCAGACAGAGTTGGAGGTGGAACTTTTCAACTAGAGCAAGATAGCACAGGTGCATACACAATAAAAGAAGTTGGATTTGTAAAACTTCCTGATTTAAAATTACCTGAGATAGATCAAGCAGCTTATACTGCTCCACCAGATAGCGATGATGATACAACTCCAGATCCATGTCCACCTGGATTTAAATTAGTTGATGGTGTATGTCAAAGAATTCAAGACTCTAATGGTGGCGGTGGCGGAGGTGGCCAAAGTCAAAATTTTGATTACACTGGTGCAACACAATTAACAAATATTCAAGATGAAGCCACACAATTATCTAAAAGAATTCAGACAATGGTGGAAAATCAAGAGGCACAAGAACGTGCTGCTGGTATAAGTGCAGAAGGAACTCCTTTAACTACAGCTGATGTATCTTCAGCAAATCAAGAGGCACAAGAACTTGCTGCTGGTATAGGGCCAGAAAAGCAATTTGCTTCTCAAATGATAGCAGAAAGAAAAGCAGCACAGATGGGGCCAGGTAGTAGTAATCCTAGAAGACCTGGAGCATCTTTTGCTAATAATCAAAAAAGCGTACCAGAAGCATCACAAGCATTAGATGATGAGTATTATGATTTTGATAGACCCGCAAATGTAGGTGATTTTGGTGGTAGTATGGATCAAATGTCTGGTGCAAAAGTAGAGGATATAGGAAAAAAATTTTTACCTAACACAGGTCCAAAACAAGTAAACATTCCTGAAGCAGCTAAGACATCTGCTCTGGAAAAAGCTAAAAATCTTTTAGATCCTAAAAATAGTGTAATAGTTAAAATAGCATCAGGAATAGGTACAGGATTAAAAGCAATGGAAGATGCTTTACTTGGCCCAAAACAAGTAGCACTTAATACGTCAAATAAAAATGCTTTAGATTCTTTAGGTTATAAAACAAATTTTGAATTAGGAAATTCAACTGATCCTGGAAGAATAAAATCAGCAATAAATCCAGATGGATCAGTAACTACAAGTGCAATTGATAATGTATTTATAGGAATGAATAGAACATCTGCAACAGGTAATGTAATGAATGGTGCTAGAAAAAGAGTATCTACAGTACAAAAAACTATTGATAGAGCTCTTGCTAAAGGAGATACAGCAAAAGCAGCAAGATTTCAAGAAAGAAAAGACAGATATAATTCACAAATAGAAGCAGCACAAGCTAAAAAAAATAAAGCTGATATAGCTACAGGTGGAGTTGCTCCAGGAGCTAGTGGTGGCGGTGGAGGCTCTGGTGGTGGAGGTAAGAGTATAGTTTGCACAGCTATGTATCAAACTACAGGATTACAAGACTGGGCTAAAGCAATGAAGATATGGTATATATATCAAAAAAGATATTTAACTATACAACACCAAGAAGGTTATCATAAATTATTTAAACCATTTGTAAAAGCTATGCACAAAAGTAATATTATAAAAACAATAGGTGCACACTTTGCAAAACATAGAACACAACATTTAAAACATGTAATGTTTAATAGTAAACCTTCTTTATTAGGAAAAATTTATAACAAAGTATTAGAACCCATTTGCTACTGGGCAGGGAGAAAATAATGGCAATAACAGATATGAAAGGGACAGTTACTAAAGATCAACCTACGACAACAGGTATGATGAATACAGATACTGCAAAAGTATCAACTCCAGATATGTCTAGAATGAAAATGCCAGCAGGTATGGCAAACTCTAAACCAGAACAACCTAAAGAAATGCCAGTAGAAGCACCTCAAGAAATGGGCCTTGCAGAAAAAGTACAAAATTTAACAGATCAAGATAAGGCTGTATTAGCTACAGTTTTATCTCCATCTGTTACTAATGCTCTTAAAAAGATTGCTCCTGAACTAACTCCTTTATTGGATCAAGCAGGAACAGCTGAAGAGAATGTTATTATACCAGTATCAGTAGTAAAGAATTTTGCTACAAAAAGATATGGAGGAGAGGATGAGACTCAAGCAATAACTAGTTTTATTGCTGATTTACAAGAATCTGCTCCTGGTATGAGTAATGAGATGGAACAAACAAATGTGCCACCTGATACACAAATGGCAGAACAACCAGAATCTGGTATGGAACAAGTGTTCAATGCTATAGATACTGAAGGTGAAATCGTTTAGTATCAGCCCACAAATTATGGAATCGAGCTACCCTTACCCATAAGGCACTCAACCAATAGGTAAAAATAATGGAAGAAGACAAAAAGGTTTCTCAAGAAGTTAAACCTATTTTACAAAAAGCAAATCCTTATAAAAAAGATAGAGGTGAAGAAGATGCCGAAGTCGAAGCATTTGCTAGAGGTGAATTAGAAAAATTTCAAAGGGAACAAAAAGACAAAGAAGCAGAAGCAGCAACCGAGCAGAAGGACACCGATGCGTCTGAAGAGACTGCAGAACCTACAGATCAACAGGCTACTCCTATCGCTGAACGCCCTGCAAAAGCTGAAGATCGTGTTTTTAAAAAACGTTATGACGATTTGAAAAAACACTATGATTCTACAATTAATAAACACAAGGAAGAACTCAGTTCTTTGCGTACACAATTAGAATCAAGTACTTCACAATTTGTGCCACCTAAATCTAAAGATGAGTTAGAGGCATGGAGAAAAGAGTACCCTGATGTTTATGACATGGTTGAAACCATAGCAATAAATAAGGCCACTACTCAAACTGCAGATCTTGAAAATAAATATAAAGATTTACAACTTCAACAAGAACAAATTGCAAAAGAAAAAGCTGAAGTAGAACTTTTAAAACTTCACCCAGACTTTAATGATATTCGTTCAAAAGATGACTTTCATGAATGGGCTGAACAACAAGATCCTACTATCCAAGGTTGGTTGTACGAAAATACATCTAACTCTAAATTAGCTGCAAGAGCTATTGATCTGTATAAAGCAGATCGTGGTATTTCTAAAGCTAAGAAACAAGATAGTGATCTTAAAAAAGAAGCTGCTAAAGCAATTTCTAAAACTAAGAAAAGTACTGATACTGATATACCAAAGAAAAAGATTTGGACAACTAGTGAGATTGGAAATTTAAAACCTCATCAGTTTGAAAAACTTGAGAAAGAGATTGACCTTGCTCGTTTAGAAGGTAGGATTGAACAACGTTAAACAATCTAACTAAACAATAAGGAGAAGCATTATGGCTTTTACAAACAGTAGTGGAT